AACCATGACAACCGCAACGCAAGAGGCCCGCATCCTAGAGATGCTACGCCGGGGCGACAGGCTGACACCCTATACGGTTTTCCTTCGCGTGGGCTCCATGCGGCTAGGGGCGAGGATCTACGACCTAAAGCGCAAGGGCTACAAGATCGAGAAGCGCATCGTCAAAGTGCAATCCGGGGCACACGTCGCAGAATACTGGATGGAGGGACAAAATGTCAAAAGGCGATAAAGAGTTCAACGTTTTCTACTGCGAAACATGTGGCGAGCCGTACCCCGAAATGTCGAAGGATCAGGCTCTTGAACACCTGAAAACTGTTCACGGTATAGAGCCCGGCACCTCGGCCGCTCGAACGATGGTTCTCCATGTCGACGGGACTGATTTCTATAAAACCAAGTACGCATGGGATTTCGGGGCCGTGAAGCTTACACAGGAAATCCAACGCAAGCGATCTAGCCCATGGGGATAATCAGCCTTCGCGAGCTGGCTTGACCGCAGGCACGCTTAGGCATATAATTCTCTCGTTGACTGACCGGCAGACAGTCGACAATGCGCCGTAGCGGGGGCATAATCTAAGAGCCGTTTACGATACGAGGAGTGCCGCTACACTCCTAACCCCTGCCGGGGCGTATCGTAGGCGGCTTTTCTTTTTAGGACGTACAGCATGGCTCAGGTAGACATTTGGATGCCGATTTATATCGGCGACTATCTACGCGATACCCAGGCTCTAACAGCCGAAGAACACGGGGTGTATTTCCTTTTACTCATGCACTACTGGCAGAAAAAAGGAGAAATGGGCGCTGATGTAAAAAGGCTTGCAATGGTAGCCAGAGCCGATATCGAGATGACTAAAAATATTCTTGAATCCTTTTTCATACTCGAGGATGGCAACTATAAAAACAAAAGAGCCGATGAGGAATTAAAGGCGGCTAAGGCAAGATCGGACTCAGCCAAGGCGAACATTAATAAACGGTGGAATAAGGATAGTAATACGGACGTAACACCGGCGTATAACAGTGGTAATACGGACGGGCATACGGAATCGATACCGATTGAATACTCTTCATCTCCATCTCCATCTCCATCTCCATCTTCATCTTCACCAGTATCAATATCTCCACAACCAAAAAAAGAAGAAGAAGAGCCTGTTTTTATTCCGCCAAGATTGCAACAAAATCCAGAGAACGCTCGGGACGGCTGCGCAAGGATCGAGTTAGCCCGGAGCCTTTGGAACGCCAAGGCCCCACAGATAGGCCCTCCATGCCGCCTGAATGCCTTAACCTTCCGAGAGGAGGATCGGAGCGATTGCTTGAGAATAATGTCGGCATACTCGGATGCGGATATTCTCCAAGCCATCGAAAACTACGAGCAAGTCAAGGCGAGCCCTGAGCATGAAATAAAGTCGCCATATCAGAGCTTCGCGGGATTCATCCGGGGAGGCGTCGAGAAGTTCATCAGCGAGGCAAACCCCTTCGGGACGTTTAGGATCAAGGCCCCCGCATGGCAAAAGCCAGAGAGAGGCGGAGCCCTTGACGACCGGCCCGACGCAACTACACCCGAGAGGATCGCGCAAGACAACGCGGAATCTGCGGAAGAAGCCATGAGCGCTGAAGACTACGCGGCTGGCCTTGAAGCATTGCGAAACAGGTTGAGGCCCGAGCCGCTTCCAGCCCTTGCCAAAACAGACGAAGCGGGGGTATTATAATCACATGAGCATGGCTTTGATTCGTTCACTTTCGCCAAATTATCGGCAAATGACTCGCAGAGAATTAAAAGCATGGCTAGAAGAGTTTAAACTAGCTTGCAATATGCCCGGAGGGGCTGTTGAATATCACCCAATAAAGACTAGCCCGATTCCGCCTAGGCCCTGCGCCCTGCATTGGCGGAAGCCAGAGGATAGAGCATGAGCGACGAAGCAAAGCCTAAGCATGCCGGAGGAAGGCCGACAAAATACAAGCCCGAATACTGCCTAACCGTCGAATATATGGCCCGATGTGGCATGACCGAGGCCCAGATAGCCGAAAAGCTTGATATCCATATCGATACTATCCAGGAATGGAAACATGTCCATCCAGAGTTTTCCGAGTCCCTAAAGGAGGGCAAGGAAGCCCCCGACGACCTGGTAGAGAAAAGCCTTTTCACTCGCGCGACTGGCTATACGTTCGACTCGGAGAAGATAGTCACGGTATCCGATGGCAAGGACGAGGGGTCACACTGGGAGCGCGTGCCGATCAAGGAGCATTGCCCGCCCGATGTTACCGCGCAGATATTCTGGCTAAAGAATCGCAGGCCCGAGAAGTGGCGGGATAAGCAGGATATAGACGTTAACCTCGGGAAGCCGCTAGAGATAAAAGTCACGCACGACACGGAGGGATTATGAACGGACTCGGAATGTTTTATCTTTGCCTTTTAGGCGTTGCCCTAATCGCGGCGGCTATTATTGGCTTTGACATGCTCCGGTTCCACGTGGCACAAAAGCGGGCGGAAGACCCGAAGGCCCTGGGCACGGCGGCTGGCGGTACGCTCTTTATCCAGGGCGGGAAGACCTATTACACGATGCCCAAAGGCGAACGGCGCAAGATAGCCGATTACGCCATGGACTTGCGCCCCGGCTCGCCCGACATGGTTATGTTTAAGCGCATCATGCAACAGGCGGCGGACGAGCATGCGCAAGAGGTAGCTGATACCAAAAATCAGGCCGTTTCGAATATGCGCGAGGTAGCGAAAGAGGCCGCGAAATGAAAGCCTTCCGCAACTTCACCCACTTCCTGAAAACCTACTGGACGCTCAAGACCCAGGCCGACCCCGAGAAGGCGGCTGAGGCCTTAGGCCGTCCTTTGACGCTTGAGCTTACCGAGGAGCAAGCGGAGGCCGTACAGGCTTCTTTCCTGGCCCCTAAGGAGCCCGAGCGCGTGGCTCATGATTTCTTTTCTCATTGGCCCCGTACCGACTTCCGCTACTTTACGGTTCCGACCCCGGACGGCAAGGGCCTAGAGTTCGGAAATGCTGATCCTGCCCTAGATGGCGTCGAGCTTATCCAGGCAGCTATGGTCAAACTAGGGGCTATCAAAAAGCACGAAGATGACGGAGAATGGTACTATCAGACGGCTCACCCCATGGTTAAGCGCATGGCCCAGCTAGGCGCGACCCAGGCGATACCCGAGCCGACGCATAAAGGCATTTTCGCATAGGAGGCGAGCATGGGTAGACCGAGAAAGAATCCCGATCAGGTAGACGAGACCGGCCCCGAAGGATCAGCCGAGGAGCCCGGTAGCCAGGCCCCGACTGTCAAGGTTGAGGAAGCCCCGCTCCCTGAGGCGCGAGATTGCCCCGTGTGCGGCTCCAAGGCTAAGACCGGGCTTGATAACCACGGCCTGTATCGGACGCATTGCGCCGATGAGCGTTGCCGCTTCGGGGATGCCTACGCCCGCGAGACCGAGCGCGAGTCCGTCGAGATATGGAACGTCATAGGGCCGCCTTCCGCGTCGAATGATTGAATGCTCGATCCGCCTAACCGATGATCAGCAGAAAGCCCTAAAGGTCATCCAGCAGGGCAAGCGGCACACGCTCCTTTACGGCGGATCACGTTCGGGTAAAACCTTCCTACTTGTCTACGTCATTGTCCTTCGAGCCCTCATTTACGGGGGCTCGAGGCATTTAATCTACCGCCTACACCTAACCGACGTAGTTAGCTCGATATGGCTCGAAACGCTTCCGAAGGTCATTGAGCAGTTTAGCGGGCTAGGCTCTCGGCTTAAGTTTAACGAGACGCGGCATATACTCTTTTTCCCGAACCATTCAGAAATATGGGTTTCTGGTGTCGATGATACGCGCAACGCCGACGCGGTGCTAGGCAAGGAATACGCGACGACCTACGCAAACGAGGCCAGCCAGATACCCTATTTGACCAACTGGAAAGTACGCACACGCCTAGCCCAAAAGGTGCCAGGATGCCAGGCGCGAGAGCTTGCCGACCTTAACCCGACGACTAAAGCCCATTGGACATTCAAAGAGCATATCAAGCTCGAAGACCCGGTACGATCAAAGCCGGGTTCTCGCGTTGCGATAGATAACCCTGAGAATTACGCCCATTATCAGCTAAACCCGGACGGCAATAAGGCAAACATAGACGAGGACTATATCCGCTCGCTTGCTCATGCCCCGGAGTCCATGCGGCGCCGGTTTTATCTTGGCGAGTATGCAGATGATGATGGGCTGTTAGTGTTCCCCTTCCCGCCTGAGGGGTTCCATGCTGGCAATGATTTTGCCGAATGGGCAGGCAAGGTAGGCGCTGGCAATGTGCGCTTTGTCGCCGGGCTAGATATTGGCTTCGATGACGCTGACGGCTTTGCGATAGTCGCCTACTGCCCGAAGCCCAGGATCGCCGTAGCCCCGGAGCTTGCCGCGTTGTTGAAGCACCGATATTTGATATACGAATACAAGGCGCGGCGTACTGGCCTCGCAGAGCTTGCAACCGCGATAGGTTCGGGCCTGGCGTCAACCGAAAAGCTAGCCCTATCCCTTGGCTGTTCCTGGTCATGCTTTATTTATGGCGACACGGGCGCGGGCGGAAAGAAGATGATCTACGACCTCCGCATGATCCATCACTTGCCTATTCGCCCGGCCTACAAGCGCGACAAGCTGGCGGCAATCGAATTACTGCAAGACGAGGTTAAATCTGGCCTATTTATCGTCCCGGCAGCCGGAGCTTTCGCGCAAGAGTCCGAGGCTATCGTGTGGACTAAAGACCCCGATACGGGCGAGATAGTGCGCGACATTGACGACAAGGCCTTTCACCCTGACATAATGGATGCTATACTCTATGCCATGCGGTCTATTTGGGTAGGAGGCTTGCTATAGACTGGCTCCCCGTCCTAACCGGCGAGCCCTCGCAGTTATTCAAGCCGAGCGACTTTGACGCCGCAATGGCCGAGCTTGATGAGTATCTAAAGCCGCATGTTGACAAACAGGCCAAACCGAAGTAGCTTGAATGTATCCATGGCTTCCCCCGTGGTTCCTTTCGTCTGCCCGTCCTACGCTCGTCGCGGGGCGGGCTTTTTATTTAAGTGTATTACAATAGACACATACGCTTGACAAAAAAGTATACACGTATGATTATGTGGACATGCCGCAATTCCGATTCTTGAGGGCCTATCTCCGAGCGCGAGATGAAATAAGAGTCGCCGAAGCGGCAGAGCGCCGAGTGACTATCGAAGCGGCGACACGCAAAGAAATTAAGGATCTATTCAACGCCCTCCCCGAGAAGCGTCAGGCTGAAATGGTCGGCGCTGTTTTGTCGCAGTCTGATATGACTGATACCATGCTCCGGCGCTTTGTGCAGACCTGCCCCCAGGACAAGCATATCGAGGTATCATTCCTTAATGGAGCAACGGTGATTATCTCAGGTAGTGCGGGGGAGAAGCGGGGGCCGGGATGGTGAAGCCCATGGATGAGCCGTCCGAGAAATGGACGCCTGCCGAAGAGAAAGAAGTACAGGAAAACATAGGCAAGCTATGGGGCTACTCGTCCTCTCGCGATGCAAAGTACAACCGAAACTATAATCGGTTTTTCAACAATGGCCATGGGCCTGCTGATGCCCGCGCGACTATCTGGACGGCGGCCTATCAATCGCTCGGCTATAACCGGGCGATGTTCGACGATTCCAGCTTGCAAACGAAGCTGAATGTTATTAAGTCCGTAACTGATACAATCCTCTCGAAGCTCAGTCAGGCCCGAGTGCGGCCGTTCTTCGATGCTGTCCAGGGCGATTACCAAACGATCAAGGCTACCCGCGCCGCGCAAAAGTTCTTTGATGCTTTCTTCGACACCCAAAAAGTCTACGAGCGAGCGCCCGAAGTTGCCCGCTCTGCTTTGCTTTTCGACGGCGGGCATTGGTGGGTTGACGAAGATCAATTGACCGTTGAGCCCGTTCCGCATTGGGAGCTATTCGTTGACCCCTACGAGGCGAATAATGGCGGTATTCGCAAGTGCACTTATGGCATGCGGTGGCGGAAAGAATACCCGTTCGCGCTAGCGAAGGCGCAATTTCCCGACGCCGATTTCGATGTTTCCGCCGTAGCAAATCCCCGGACGCTGCGCGGCGAGTGGATCGTTTATTATGATCTCATCGCGAAGACAAAATACTATGTCTATAACAAACAGATAATCTACAAGAAGAAAATCGACTATACCCGCCTCCCGTTCACTGCTATGTGGTGGAACGCCCCGATTACCGGATGGTCTACCACATGCCTGGCCGATGACCTCTATACAATCCAGGTACAGATTGACGAGATAGAGATGCGTATCGATCAGGCCATGCGTCAATCGCCATTCAATACCGTGTTCACGCCTGCCGGCGCCGATGGCAAACCCACGATGATGACAAACGAGGCCGGGCTAATCGTCGAGTACATGCCCGGCCCCGAGGGCGGGATGCCTGTCGTCGCAACCCCGGCCCCCATATCGCCCATGTTCCCGCAACTACTCGATAGCTATATTCAAAAGGCTTACGAGTTCGGCGGCGTCTCTCAGCTTTCCGCTCAGTCGAAGAAGCCTGCCGGGATTAGCTCGGGCGTGGCGTTGCAAACGCTAGAGGACGTAGAGAGCGAGCGGCACAACGTTACAGTGCAGGCGTACATTCATGGCTTTGTCGAGCTGGCCGAAATCGCGGTCGAGGTATTCCCGAAGAATGCGGATATACTGCCCCCGATCATGGGCCGCGCGTCGATAAAATGGTCGGACGTAAAGAAGCAAAAAGACCTATTCAGAATCCAGTTCTCGGCGGGCTCCTCGCTCTCGAAAGACCCGGCAACGAAGCTTGATCAGATTCAGAAACTGCAAGCCATGGGAATCAATCTCAACCCCATACTTCCGCAACTCCTTGAAATGCCCGATCTTGAAACTGCCTATTCGGCGACGACTGCAAGCTATGACTACATTCAAACGGTCATTGAGCGAGCGGCCGAGGACGGTGAAGTCGATTTCGCGCCTATCGTTTCGCTCGACATGCTGTTTACCGAGGCGGTGCGCTGGTATCTCCGGCTCTCGGCGGACGAGTCGAACAAAGAATATCTTAAAAACCTGAAAAAGCTCATTGACAAAATACAAGCGGAAACGGATGCGGCAACGCCTCCGCTCCCGCAAGCGGTCCCGGCTCCCGCTCCCCAGCCCGGCCCGGTGGCTCCGGCCCCGGTAAGTCCACAGGCCGCCCCTCTGGGCGCGGCTCAGTAAGGAGGCTCTGCACATGGACCCCGAAGAGCGCCTAGCGGCCATAGAGGACGCGATAGGACAGCTCGCCGAAGTAATCGGGCAGATCGCCGAGAAAGTTGACTGGCACGATAAGCAGCTCGACGACTCGAACAGCGAGAGTCTAGCCGCTCAGCTCAAAGCCGTTACAAGCGACTTTGGGTCAATGATCGGCGGATTCAACGGCATTCTGGCCGACCGGAAAAAGGCCCGCTATGCGAACATGGTAGGGGCTCACGAGGGCTTAAAGGCTTACGCTCCGCGCTATGCGAAAACGTTCAAGTCTGACCTCGTGGGCGATGCCGTGGAATGTATCCTTGCCTTCCTTCAGCAAGAGGGAGCGAGCGAGGAAGGCATTCCTGGCGTACTCGATCAGATCGTAAGCGAGCTGAAAGCCCGCCTCGACGAGGAGCAAGCGGAGGGAACCCCGGAGCATGAAGCGATGGAGTCGCCCGCCGAAGAGAGCGCGGAACACGCGCCTGGTGGTTCCGAGTCTGGCCCGGAGGGGATATCCCCAAAGGGGAAGGCTCTGGAAATAGAAGTCAAGACGGGAGATCTCCCGCCTGAACTAGCGGAAGAGGCCCGGAGATTCCGTGGCCGCAAGCCCGCGTAAAGCCATAGGAGGTACAAAACATGGCTCTCGGTGATGTAACGCCCGGCTTTAGCGCCGCTAGCGTTCTTGCGATTCTCAAGGAATCCTACAACGAGAAGGACGTCCAGAATCTTCTCGAGAGGAATAGCCCGACTCTGGCCAAGATCCAGAAAGTCCCCGGCTACGGAAAGTATTACGTGATCCCGATGCTCTATTCGCGTGGCGGCGGCGTGGCGGGAGACTTTACCCTGCTCACGGCGACGAGCGCGGCGGCGAACACGGCGGCGAAGGTGCCCTATGGGCAGTGCTTCTCCCGCTTCGACATTTCGCCCAAGGAGCACCTGGCCTCCGACAACGGCGGCGGAAACGGCGCCTTCATCCAGTTCCTGCGCGAGTATTTCTATGCTTCGCAGGAGGCCCTTCGCAAGACTATCGCCAACGCGATCTTCGGCATGGGATACTGCGAGGTAGCGCCCGTAACCGTGGATGCTGGCCGGCTCATCTTCACGATGAAGTCCAACGGCGCTCTGGCCATCGACATCGGATCGAAGATTCTCTTCTCGACCGGCCCGACCCCTGGCGGCACCCTGCGCAACGCTACGCCTTCGGTAGTCACGAAGATCGCGGATAACGGCAACGATACCGTGACCGTGACCGTGGCGGCTCAGTACGACGCGGCCTGCGCGACCGGCGACTGGTGCGAGATTTACGGGTTCCGAGACGGCTCCGGCAAGCCCCTCATGTTCGTGGGCCTGCGCGGCTGGCTCCCGATCATCGGATCGAGGACGGGCGCGACCTGGACTTCCTACATCGGCACGGACTTCTTCGGTCTCACGCGCTCGACTCACGTCACGCGCATGGCTGGACAGTTCTACCTCCGCAACAATGGCGCGGCTGAAAAGTATGCCGACGCCATCGTCAAGGGCGTTCGCTACGCCAGGCGCGGCGGCGGTGTCCCGGATATGATCGTCCTCAACGACGTGGACTTCGGGACTATCATCGGCGAGATAAAGGCGGCCCAAACCTACTTCCAGCAGATCAACGGCCCTGCCGCCGGATCGGAAATGAAGGCCGTCAACGGCCTAACTTCGATGATGTTCGCTTTCAGCTCGACGTGGATACAGTATGTGGTTGACGATCCCTACTGCCCCGTGGGCGTGGCCTACATTCTGGAAACCGAGTCTATCGGCATGGCGATGCTGTCGAATCCCAAGCCCATCGAGACGAATATCCCCAGCACGAACGAGGGCGGGGCGCCCAAGATCGCGGCCCAGGATGCGCCCCCGATGCAGTACCAGTGGAACATTGACGACCTTGTCGCCACGGCTCCCTCGGATACGACCGACGGCCAGGGCGCGAGGGTCACGACTCAGTTCTTCGGCGCGTTCTTCGTGCGCAATCCCGCGCACTGCTGCGTCGTCCAGCTTGATGTCACTCTCGTAGCGTAGTTCACCGAGGGGCGGGCAATCCCGCTCGCCCCTTTCCCTTTCCGGAGGCCCGCCATGCTAGTATCCGAAATCATCACAGCGGCCCGATTTTACGCTCAGATCAATAATTCCAATTTCTTCGCGGCGGGCGATGAGCTTCGAACGCTTAACCGGGCCTATCGTGATATTTACGAGCGCATTCTCCAAGCCGATGACGAGTTTTTTGTTACTGAAGTTACCTTGCTCCCGGCATCATTTACGACCGTTCGCGAGCGCGTCTACGATGTTACATTGCCTGCTGACTTTTACCGGCTCCGCAATTTGGTAGCCGTTTCTGGCACGAGTGAGAATCAGCTTCGCCGCAAGGACCCGCAAGACGTGAACCAGGGCGAGGGCTACCGCTTCCATAACGCATTGCTTAGGCTGTTTATCGGCACGGGTTACGATTCGTATAGACTCGAATACTACCCTGCGCCGATTGAGTATACTTTGACTACCGAGGATATCGTATATCCACCGGCGCTTGAGCCGCTTATCCTCGCGTATCAAATGGCGATGGACATAGGAAATATCCAGAATGCCGACATTACCAAGCATGCGGCGGAATACCAACGGCTTTGGAACCGCTTTGAAATAGCGATCAGGGGCCGCGATAGCCTCCGGCACGTCAAGACTGCGAACGTTTACCGATCTACTCTTTCAGGATGGTAACATGCCCGATCAAGCATTGATCCCGCTACTCCTCGAAAAATCAATCGATACATCAGCGGTTGAGCGAGACTTGACGACGTGGGACGCGCAGAGCCTTATCCTCAAAAATACAGGTATTTGTCGCGAGGGCGGCGTAACTAATCTCGCGGTAGATATTGGCCTCGATCAAGATTACGAGGAGACTTTTTATTGCTCGAATGGCTCGAAGGCGCAGCTTAAGCGCGATATAGTTAATAAATGCTTCCAGGTCTATTCCGATGGCCGCAACATTGGCAAAGTGCCGCTTTGGGGCGTGAAGTCTCGCAAGCTATTGAGCGCGAACGTCGCCGATGTTCAAATAACGATAACCGGGACGCTCTTGCTTCTCTATTTCGCGCAGGGGCTTGCGACAATCGAGGAAGTTAACCGCGATACATTCGAGCGGCTCAATATCCGTTCATTCAACATACCAACCGGGCTTGCCGATATTAAGTTTGTCCGCTATACACAGCCAACTTATGCAACGGTTTTAAGTATTGCAGCATATTCTTTTGTATATACGCCCACGCCTCTTGTCACTGCATATATTTTAAATCAAGCAGGAACCGTTTTTTCAGGTACGATAAATGTTTCATCGTTAAGCAATGGCGTTAGCATTAACGCTTTCTACAGCCATGGTTGGCTTTTAGAAATAGGGATATGGACAGGATATGCCCTAACTAGAAATCTATGGATGATTAATACGCTGGGCATTGGCAGCCAAATAGCGCCAGCCACGGCGATAACGCTTGCCTTAATGCAAGTATATAACCCGACAACCGGGATAGTAGTATATAAAACATGGATATTGGTAAGCCTTTATACTAATTACGAATGTATTTTCACTCCTCCGGCAATAGACGGAGACCCCTGGACATATTCTTTGGTTGGGTTGGGACAACCACAGACGGCAAAAAAGGTTGTTACATACGGAGGGCTGGGCATTAATTTAACAACCCCGGCTACATATTTATTCACTGCGCTAAAAAATGAGAGAACATGGGTAACTAACCAAACGGATGTTCCCGAAATCTATGGGAATATATTTCCAGAGCTACCCGATTTTGCCCTTAAATTACATACTATAGCGGGTAACGCATCGTATATTTCGTTTTCTTTTGATCGAGATGGGATTGGATGCCCGATAACAGAGATAGGCGAATTAAACCCATACTATTGTCCCCATTCGTTAAAGATAGATACTAATACCTGTCTTGTAACCTATCAGCGCGGAGATAATGCTTTCGCTATGATAGAAATATCTGATGATGAATATCTTAGGATGCAAGAAATAAAGGCCGGGATAGTAAAAATAAACTGCGCATCTGGTCTTAATATTGCAGATACGGTTACTGGCGACCTCAAGATGGGCGGAAATGCCTTTAATGGTTTCGCGGTAATTGGGTTTTCCTCCGAAGGAGCCTGGGCGGCTCGGCATCGCGGAGAATATGGCGGGAGTGTTGACGGCGGATATAAAAACAATACAGCGACCCATGCGGGCATTGTCACATTTATTGAAATCCCAGAATCAGTACAATTTAGCCCTAATAATGAACTAATTGATATATTTGTTGGGTTGCCGCCTTCGTCACTAAATTACTTCGGAAGTATTCAATCGGGGCTAGGGCAAGCATTTAATCCTTCCCTGCTTGGAACTATCTATGTCGATGATCAAACACTCCCAATACCTATACAATCGGAGATTGTGGAGCGATCCGCAAGACTCATAAAGTCTACAGCTCTTCGACAGCCAGATTACGACGGGTATCAGCTTGGCAATGAAATCCCTGGCCTTTATGATTCGTTTGTTCTTTACTCAAATGTTTATTTTGTCGATAGCGAATGGATAAAGGGGCTAGTGGTATCTGCCGGGAATGCACTGCAATCAGCGGCCAAGATAGTGCCGGTACGCGGGCTCCGGTTCCTTACCGCCTCACCCACAGAGGCGTACTTTATTTCCGCATTCGATAATTCGCTATTCAGTTTCAACGGCGGGCAATCGGTGGGCAAGCAGGCGCTATTTAATCGGCGCGAGCCCATAAACGATGGTATCTATTCCGTGGTTGAGAATACGCTGGCCTTGCTTGCTGATTCGGCGGTCATATTCATTCGAGACGGAATTATATCGGAAAGCCCGCTCCCCTGGTCATCCTCGCCTAAGCCGTTCGCAACGGTCGATGGAATATGGCTCGCGAAGGATGGCTATGCTGAACGATTCATGTTCAATGCGATGAGCGCCGTAGCGCCTCCGAGCGGAGACATTATAGATGGCGGCACGTGGGGCGTCGCCTATGCCGACACGCTTGACGGCGGCACGTGGGGGAACACCTACGATATTCTCGACGGCGGCACGTGGGGAAATGCCGGCGAGCAAATAACTGCGCTTCTATGGCAATCCAAGTTTATAGGCTATTCCGACCGCTCCTTGCAGATGATTGACCGTTTCGTAATCCGGGTATATAAAGAAGACAAGGCGCAAGCAACTGTCACGGTTACTTACGAATACTTCGACGAAGCCAGCCAGTATTTAGAAACCCGAGATTACATAATAGGCGATATCGCGAACCCGTGGGATTCCGAGGGCTACGCATCCATCGAATATGTACCACTGCAAAAGCGTAGTATCTCGGCCTCGTTGCGAGTGGAGAGCGCCGAAAAAATAGTATTGCTTGCGGCGACTGCGACAGTGACCAAGGCGGGCACGACCGTTGTAGTGAATAGGTAAGGGGCAAATATGGAACCCGGACAGGAAGGCAGAGATGAAACGGGGAACGGGACGGAAACCGAAGTGAACGATTGGCAGCGTTTCCTTTTTGGCGGAGCCGGGACTACTGCCGTCGCTGGCACGGCGACCGGAGCCGAGGCGACCGGATACGAAGCGACGGCGGCGCAAGCCGCAACTCCCGAAGAGATAGCCCAGGCCAAGGCGGGGGCGTCTGGCCTCATGGCCAACTATGACGCGCTTACTGCCCAGGATACGGCGGGCGGCGCGGCGGCTACGATGGCCAGAGCGCAGGAAGCGGCCAGATCGGGAGCCGCAAGCCAATCTGATCAGGCGGTAGCTCAGGCGGTAAAGGCCGCAAAAACGAGCGGGATGCTCGGAGGCCAGGCGGCCCTTGCCGGGAGCGCCCAGGCGGCTAATGCTTATGGCGCTGGCATGGCTCAAGGCGTCGAGCAATTCGGGCAAAACGTCAACCGACAAGCGCAGCTCGGGCAATCGATGAATGAGCGCCTGCAAAATGCCGCGAATCTCCAAGCCGCAATCAATCAATCAAACGCGAGCCTTTCTACCCAGGCGTCTATCGCCTCGGCGGCGAATAAGACTAGCGCCTCTGAGTCCACAGCGGCGAATCAAACTACCGCCTCGACCGCCAATGCTGGCAATCAAACTACGGCATCGGTAGCCAACGCAGGGCAGACAGGGGCGGCGGGAACGCTCGCGCAAGGGGCTTCGAGTGGCGCGGGCGCTATCGCTGGGATTGCATCTCTTTTCTCCGACCGAAGGCTAAAGGAAGATGTCAAGAAAAAATCGAGCATATCGGACTCGCTCGCGAAAATACAAGGCTATGCGTACAAGTACAAAGGCAATCCGCGACAGGAAGCCGGCATTATGGCGCAAGATGCCGAAAAGACAGCAGCGGCCCCTGCCGTGATCGATACGCCCCAGGGCAAAATGATTGACACGCGCCGGCTTTCGACGATCAACACGGCGGCGATAAGTGAGCAAGGGCGGCGAATTAAGGATATCGAAAACCTCTTGCGCGAGCTTAAAGGAGTCAAAAATGCCTGATCCCGTAGACCCGAAAGCTCAGGCGGCGCAAGCATATACGGCGGCGTCCGATGCCTATATCGAGAGCCAAAAGGCCAAGCAAGAGGCGGCCAAGAAAATAGCAACTGCCGCGACCGGCAACGACGACGAGGAGATAAAAAGACTTTTCGCCAAGGTGCAAGCCGGAACCGCCACGCAAAAAGAAAAGGATCGCCTTAATGAATTGACCGCGAAGAAAAACCCGATAACGCTTCCTCAGCCTCAAAAAATAGCGCCCGCCGTTCAGCCGGCTCCCGTGGTAAAGCAAGCTCCGCCTGCCGGGACGATGCCGGTCCGAGTTAACGCGAACACAAGTGCGCCTCTGGACCCTCGGCCAGTTTCGAGCGCGGCGGTTGACGTTGCCCAGGATGAAAATACACGGGCGGCCAGGTGGAAAGTGCTTGATGCCAAGCTCAGGGCTGGGACACTCACGCCCGGCGAGAAACTTGAACTTTCGGCGCTTACCAAGTCGGCCCCCGAGATGCAGATAGGCAATCCTCCATTGCCGAGCAAGGAAGAGGCAGCTAAGGCTATCGCGGCGGCGCGGGCCAATGGCGCGACTGGATACCTAGACCCCGAGGGCAGCCTTGCTGCGCTCGGGAAAGGTGAAAGCCCGGCAGTCTATCGAGACTTCCCAACCGAGACGCCCCAAGAAGCGCCGGCCGTCGAGCCTCCGAAGCTAACTCCCAAAAAACAAACGGCGGTTGACAAGATCATCGCCGACATGAAGGCCGAAACGGGAGCCGGCGACGATGACAAGCCGACCTTTTGGGACGTAATCCAGGCGGCGGCGGCAGGCTGGAATCTACAGACGCCCGCCTATGTCGAGCGCAAGAAAGCCAAGCAAGCCAAGCTCGCCGAGATAGAGAAGCTATCGAAAACCGCGCAATTCGAGCGGGCGCTCCAAGAAGACACGCAGGCCAACGCGCGGGAAATTGAAACCATGCGCGAGGAAAACGCGCTGAAGCTTGCGGGACTTAAGCCGATTGCCGGTATCCCTGGCTCTACTAAGGGCCAGCAACTCGGCATCGGCTTAATCCAGGGGATAAAGGGCAAATAGCATGGCTACCCCGATAGACTGGAACGAATTGCTCGCAGGCGGCGAGAGTGCCGCGAATGAGGCACTTTTCGGCGCTCCCGAGTGGCTTGTACGCAAGCTAGGCGGCGGGCAGAATCTTGACGAGTACATCAAGAAATACCAAAAGGCCCATGATATCGGCGGAACTGTCGGTCTTATCGGTTCGTCGCTTATCCCGGTAGGCGGATTGGCTAAAGGAATCCAACTAGGGGCGAAGGGGCTCAAGGCAGTAAAAGCGGCGAAGGGCGCTGAAGCGGCTCTTGACCTCGCCAAGCTTGCCGAAGGAGCTGGGGACGTAGGCCGGGCGGCCGAGCTGGCTGGTACTGCCGCGAAAGCAGGCGGGCTCGCTGAAAAGGCCGCGCCTAGCATCCTGCGCCTCGCCGAGAAAGGAGCAGCCGCCGGAGCCTTGGAGCAAGGGGCGCGAGGATACTTCAAAGGCGAGGACGCAGGCGATATCGGTAAAGACGTAACGCAGGGCGTCCTATTCGGAGGCCTCGGCGGCGCGGCGGGCGGTGCCTTGGCCAAATATGCGCCCATGCTTGCCCGGCTCGGGAAAAAGGCAACGGAAAAAGCGACTATCGGGCTCACGAACGCGCGGACGCGGGAGCTTTTGCAGACGGTCCAGCGGATGTCGGGCGAGGGCTCGGGCGCTATGAAGCAGGCGCGGACGGTTGACGATATTCGGCAAGAGCTGTCCGACCTTATCAAGAGCAAGAAACTTTACAAGGAAGGCGCTGTCGAGAAGGCGGCCAGCGAACAATCGGCGATATGGAAACAGCTTGACGACGTATACGAGAAAGCCGTGGGCGGCCAGAAAGGCGCGGACGTTCTCGCGGGATCGCTCAAGCAAGCCGATCTCGATTCCTTGGCCTCGAAGTATGACCCCGAGATAATCAAGGAAGCTATGGGAAAGGTAATGTCGCCCATTTCTTCCCGTACTGGCATGGCCAATATCCGAAGCAAGCTAGAGGATATGGCGAAGTATGCTCGCTCGGGGAAAGAGCCAAATCAGGAAATAGCCGATGCGATGTTCGATGTATCCAAAAAGATACGCGCGAACCTTGATGATGCGGTAATGAGGACGGCGGAAGCGTCGGGCGTTAAGATTCCCCCGAACTTCAAACGCGAATATGGTCTCTTGATGCCGATTGCAAAGGGCGAAGTTCGGAGCGAGATAGCCCCTACGAAGTTCGGTCTAGGCTCGCCCACGTTCGAGAAGGCGGCGGCGGCCTCTCTCCTTGGCGGCGGTAGTTCGCTTCTTGGAGGCCCTGACGACGACCTAAAAGAAAAAGCTTCCCGTGCGGCTCTCGGTGCCGCGCTTGGCTTTGGCGGTAGCAAACTCTTGACGCAGGCCCTCCGCAAGGGGGTTTCTAGCGGCGATACCCTCGCGGGCTTGGCTGAGAAAGTAGCGCCTAAGATAGCGGAAGAGGCCGGGACTGTCGCGGGCGTAGGCTCTCGCGTGGCGGCCAATACTAATAGGGCGGTTCAAGAAGCGGCGCCCGAGACCGAAGGCGAAGCGGTAGCGGCTCAAGACGGCGCAGAGCTTGGGCAGGCTACTCAGGCGGACTATATGAGCCAGGTGCTAGCCAAGCTGACCGACTACGCGAAGGCGAACGGCGTCGAGCCCGACAGCCAGGACTTCAAGGATTTCATACAGACGGTAGGCGCGGCCACGATAGGCGCGGATGGCAACCCCTTCGACGCTCGAGAACTTGCCGGGATGTTCTACCCTGATCCCGATGAACGGTCAAAGTTTATCAGGGCTCTTGACGTTTCGCGCGGTATCGCCAAGAATCTCCCAACGGCGCTCAAGTCTTCCGGTGGCGTCCTTGGGCTTGGGCAAGACCCGAACGCAGTCATGCAAAAAAGCACGGCTATGGATATGCTCTCTGAACTTATCGGCGATGCGGCTGAAAAGTCGGGCGGCACGAAAGCAAAGGCTAAACAGCTTCTTGCTACCGCGCTTAATTCCAGGGCCACGCAGGCGCAAAAGAGGAAGATGATAGAGGATATTATGGAGAGCTACGGGATAGACTTCTCGACGCTCGGGAGGGTTGGCCTCAGTGTTTGATCGATTAACCATACCGACCCCGGCGCCGAGCCCCGCGCAGGCCCCGGTTCAGGATGAGCTTCCTCCCGCCCCGCCCATGATGATTATACAGCCGCCCAAGGTTGGTAAGACAAAATGGGATGTCGGCATAGTCCAGAGGGCGCAAGGTATCTACCCGTCCGAGGCGAAAGCAAAAGAAGCGCAGATACAGCAAGCGAAACAGCCGACGCCTACTGGCGCATGGGGAAAACCGAAATGATCAATCCTCCGATGCCTGATTTAGTAGACAAAAGCATACAAGAGGAAGTTAGGAAGGCTTTTATAAAGTTGACTGCCGATGTCAACGCAGAATTAGACGCACTCAGGGCGCAGATTAACGCCCTCACGCCATAAGGAGGCGCGAACATGCCCGATTTTAGCAGTAATTTTGGAGGGCCAAACCCTAGACTTAGGGGACGCAATATAGCCCTTTCGACAACTGAGGCTAATATATGGGAGTTCAATACACTCCTTGTTCGATGGGCCTCTGTTTTTGATGCGGCATATCAGCTTGATATATCCTCATCGAATGCGGCGGATGCGGCGGCAGGAACGGGCGCGAGGACGCTAGATGTCTACGGCCTTGATTATCAATTTATGCCGCTTAAAGAAACCATCGCGCTAAATGGCCAGACGAAGGTCACGACGGTAGCAAGTTTCCGTCGCGTATTTGAAATTGTCGTCGCGACCGCTGGCACGGGGTTATTGAACGCTGGCGATATTTATGTAGTAAAGGCCGGGACAGGCGGAACGTATACGGCTGGTGTCCCTGGTACTTTAACCGGCGCGGCCATAAAGGCCCTTGCTGGTGACAATTACGGGCTTTCGGGGCTCTGGACTGTGCCGAGAAACGAAAAGCCGTACAACCTCAGTTCGATATTTTGTTCGGCTCGCGGTCAATCGGGAACGCTGCGAATATGGCATGGGTTCCCAGCCGATGTGTCAAACATGGCCTACCCCTCGCTTAAGCTAGACTTTACGCCAGCTAATCCGGTGATACTCGCGCCTCCGGCTCCGCTTATGATCTTGAACCCAATGGAGGATGTATTCCTAACCGGAACAAGTGCAACGGCGGGAGCCTTCCTTTCCATCATCGTGCAATTCCAGCGGCAGGGCGCTAGCGGGTACTAAGATGGCGACGATAACCGAGCGCATCTTAAATAGCTCGGGCCTTGAGGCGAATGTTGCCCAAATAGCGGCCCGCGAATACGGCTCGACGCTTGACACCGAACGTCCGGTTATGGGTACAACCGGCGGCGGGGCCAAGTTCATCGCGACGGAAGAAATCAATGTCATAACTACAGCGGCCCCCGCCCCGCTCCCGATTATCAAGCGGTCGCGTTCGCTAGTGTTCGTAAACATGAATACAGCGGGCGCGAGCGTAGCCCTCGATATCCAGGCGGGCGCACAATCAGCCGGGTATAGCCTTAAGGTTTTCGCATCCGGCCCCGATACGCGGCAGACAATCGTCACCTATGGCATAGGATTGATCGAATATATCCCTGCCGGCATGTCGCAGGAGTTCGTCTGGGATGGCACGGCGTGGAACAAAACGCTTATGTCGTGGGCGGATCGATATAACGTCGGCTCGCTCATCGAAAGCGCTATCGACGATACTGCAACCGCCAAAAACCCCATAGTCAAACTTTGGGACGCCGACCATGTGCTGGCCCAGGCGAATTACCCGCTACTTTTTGCTAAGCTCTATGCGGTCAAGAGCCAATCATGGAGCGGGTCTGTATACGTTACCGACCATGCGGTAACAGTTGCCGGTACTCTTGTTACTGGTTCGGGCACAGCATGGGACGCACAGCTAGCGGCCATTGTTGAGGACGCAATTGTCCAAGGCGGGTATTCCGCTTATCGTGGCGTTGATATCGCGGGAACTACCTACGCCATAGCAAGCGTGGACACCCTCAACCATCGATTAACCGTCGTCAATTTGCCCCCCGCCGGCGCGCAGACGTGCATTTTCTACGCTAATCGCATTGCAGGCAGCACGACGACGGTACGCATCTACAAGGACTCGGGCCGCGCTACTATGTCGCCTGACGGGACGCTCCGCATTAATGGCATGCGTAGACGGTTCCATATGCAGGGGCATTGGCATGCGCTAACGTGGCCAGGAGCGGGATCAGGCGGCGGGGCACAAGCCAACCCTGCATTTAGTCCTTACGATACTACGCCTTACACATCGGTCGGGTCGAATGCAACTACGATAAAAACAGACGGCAATAATGGAACGCCAATAATCGGCCCCGAGACCGAATCGAACAGCACTACAGTCTTCCGCGCCATGTGGGCGGGCGTATTACTCTAAGGGGGAAGCATGGCTAAGCAGAAATGGTACGTTGCGCTGATCGATTGGACGAATAAGAAGATCATTGCGCAAGAGTCTGATTTTAAGACGAAGGAAGAGGCTATATTCCGCGTCAACTTCGGCATGGAGCCCGAGGCGGCGCAGTATCAGCTCGGCATGGGCGGGCGCGAAAAGCTCGACGTGCAAGCCTATGGGCCAGCCGAGGAGCCCTTCGCCTTCCCTGTCGAATAGTATTGCAATACTGCCCGACTCGCGATATATTGTAAGCGGAGGCTACAGAATGAAAAAGATTGTCGTTATTCTGCTTACTGCCCTGATTTTCGGATGCTCGCAACCCCAGGCTCCGGCTCCCGAAGTGCCGGTAGCTACGCCCACGGTGGCAACGACTCCCACAACGACTACGCCTGCCGCGCCGTCTATCGCGGTGCATTTCTACTACTCGGACTGGACAGAGGCCAGGCTCGGCGTCTCCGCCTCAAGTTCCGCGCGAAGCCTTACGGATGGCACTACGGTTGACCTCGAAGCGGCCTTAGGCGAGCAAGCGGCCTACAATGCGGCGCATACCGATGACGCAATACTTGGCCCCTACCTTGGCGCAGAGGTCCCTGTATCCGAAGCGCCAACGGTGGATGGCTATATCGTTAATCCCTTCACGCATGAAACACTCGAATCGTATATGGATGTTCCGCGTGGCGAGCTTGTGACAAATCGGGCGGGCTGGTATGCCCAGGCCGAACAGGCTTCGATGCTGAATGATATTCGAGACAATGCGGGGAATCTTATACCTTGCCTTATCTACGTTGACCACGCGCCGCCTGTTATCGAGTATATCCCCCCGGCTCCCAAGCTATGGGTAGCGCTTCTCGATACGACGGCCCGAATCGTTTACTACTCCGAGCGATTTGAGACGGAAGCCGAGGCGGTGCATCGTATACAGTTCGGCATAAACCCCGCCGTTGAGCAATACAACACGCAGGACATAGACGATGGACTAGATGCGCCTGGTCATATCTGGGCATCATATCTAGGCGACGTAGAAGCGACCTATTAAGGAGCATAAGCATGGGCACCGCGAAAGACTTTTTTATCCAGCTTCCGATTCTCTGCAAGGCCAAGAATGCGGAGCGTTGGGCGTGGCTTAACGCCATCCAGTTCAAGGCAGAGCTTCCAGGCGGCACGATCTTCGACCGCAACGAGGCCGACAAGGCGGATGCTTTCAACCGCCTAGAGACGGCCTTCGGGTTCACCGCCTTCGATCACGACGAGGCGCGGGCATACTACTGCAAGATTCTGGCCGAGCTATTCGTGCTAGCCCACTATGCCAAAGAGCATGGCGAAACGGGCAACGAAGATCGCATGAAGTTTCTTGTCGAAGAGGGCTCAACCATCGAGGGCGACTATCCCGATATTGACGAGGTTATGACCGTACAGCAAGCGGCGGCGGATGCTGGTTGGAGCTAAAATGATTCCCCGAAAGGCGACGATAGTCTTGTTTCTATCATTCGCGATTATCGTTGCCTTTTATAATTGTCTCATCGGCCAATTCCAATATTTAGCTTTCGTTGCGCCCTTTGCGGTCGCGTTTTTCTTAAAGGGCAAGCTAGCATACAAAATAGAAGTTTTCGGGATAGCGGCGGCGGCGGCCTATATTATGGCCTGCCAAGTCCTCGCTATCGGAATCTTAGGCATGATCATATCGGCGGTAATGTTTTTCACGCTCGCGCCCACGATGCGAGCCCGGCGTATCTATCTGTATTTCACAACCCTAATTGTGTTCGTCTCGGCATATATAAACCTTGCTTTTGTATCAAATAGCATCCTTAGCGCAGCATTGAACGCTCTCCTTTATGCGGTATGCGCTTTCTGTATATATGTAGCCATTCAGCACTATGCGCTCGATACGAAAGGGGATAAGCCCCTTGCCGACAAATGTATTGAAACTCTCGAAAAATCTGCTACAATCGCGCAAGACGCTTTAAATATTGCTAAAAGGGGCGCTTCCCATGGGCGTAGACAATGAGCGGATCGCGGCTCTTGAGGCAAGGCTTGAAACGGTAATCGATGATATTGCGGAAATCAAGCTTGAACAATCGGCAGCTCGCGAGCGAGAAAAGAATCAGGCGGTGGATATGGGCAAACTTACGGAACGGCTAACAGGCTTGATTGATAAACTGGAGAAAATGTCAACCCGGCGCTTTGGCTGGGCGAATACGATAATAGCGGCATGCGGCGTAATGCTCTTGATTTTTAATCTCTTGATAACCATGCCCGCCATTCAGTATGCAAATAAGGCGGCGCAGGCCAACATGGCAACCATGCAGACTAGCACCGCCAAGCCGAGCAATTAGCTTTTCTCCCCCTCGGCGCTCGTGGCCTCCGGCGCGGTTGGCTTCCAGTCTCCTGGTAATGGCCGACTCCCTGGCCGATGCCCATCGTCCGCACCTTCGCACTCGTTGCATATCTCGAAGTCATACCAAGGGCTTTCCGGTTTGTAACATCGCCGGTCGCAGCTCATGCCTTCCCTCCCGTCGCTTCATGGGCGAGAGCGGCAGCTTCTCGTTGCCAGTCTCGGGCATCTTCGCCCGTCCTCGGCCCCGGCTCTGCTATCTTGGCGACAAATTCCCTCAGCGCCTTCGCCTCGCTCTCGGCCGCTTCGGCGCGGGTCTCGGCCGCAATCAGCTTCGCGGCTAACGATCTATTTGCGCCGCGCAGATATTCTGCCAACGTATCCACCTGCTCGCGGTCCGAGGCGAGACGGGTCTGAAAGCCGGCCTCGATCATCGCGGCGTCCTCATCGAAGAACTCATAGGCACCCGTTTCGCTTCTTCGACCTTCGACAATGCGCCGATTCCGAGCGGCGTTAAGCTGCTCCGCCAGCTCCCGCGCGTCCTTCGCCGCTTCGGGCTGGGGCTCGGTGTCGGATAATTCCTCCATGAGCTGATCGAAGTCCACCGAATTGAGTTGATGAATAAATGCCTGATCGTCAAAGCCGGGGTTATCCGCCTTGATCGCCGCGATAGCTATTTTCAGTTTTTCACGAAGAGAATAAATCTCCTGCAAGAGTAAATCGTCTACCGCCGCTTCGGGCTGGGCAGGAAAATGAGCTTTGAGGTAGGAGACCATTGGATTAAATGCGGCCGACTCATAACCCTGCTGGTCGCGCACTATCTGTATTATTTCTTTCGCTATCGTATCGTAGTCCATCGCTTTACTCCTTTATCCGATACCCAACTACCGCGAGCACTTGGCGAACGATCGCAGGCGCAGCGAGGATGTCGGCGAATGCGGCCATCGGCACTACTTTCGCTTCCGGCCGGGGGCGGGCGGCGAGGAGGGCGGATATTGCTTGGGCGGCATTCTCTACCTCGTAGTCGTACCCGCAAGGCTGCCCATTATCAGCCCTCACAATGTGGATAAAATTACCCACTACCCCCGCTATTTTACGGGCAAGCTCTAGCCCCTTCTCCTGTTCGGCTGGGGCGGGCTCCGCTATCTCGTCATGCTTTTTCATTTCTACCCTCCATGAAGCTCTCGACTTCCTCATCCTCACGCCTCGACATCGCAAGGTCTTCCGCGTCAACGTCCGCCGCGTCCGGTTCTTCATCGTCTGGCGGCTCAAGGCTCTGTTCCTGCGGCCTGATCCTCCAATCTTGCTTGACCATGCTTCCCTCCGTTTCCCATAGTCTATAGCAATACAATACCCGCGTCAAGTAAATTATTACAATGTTTCGCTTGACAAACGTTATAATATCCGATAGTCTTTCTATAGATGATGCGGGCGACGATAGAGCGCCGGTCAAAGGGGATGCCATGAAAAGGTTTGTTCTCTTGTTTTTAGTGGTTCTTGGCCTCGCGGTTTCTTTTACGGGATGCGATAGCGATGCAAGCGTGGCACGGCACAATCTCGAAGTAGCAGAGCAAAACTTCCAAGTCTATCGCCGATGCGTTTTTTATAACGTGATCACTGGTAATTACATTATGCAGATAGAGGGGATGCTCGCCATCATCGTCGATTCCGACGGCGATCTTGTAGTAACAGTGAAAACGCAAGACGGGCTCTACCTTAAGCACTATTTCGGCCATGCGGACAACGTGACGTATTTTTCCGAGGCCCTCGCGCCGAACGCCGTATCGGACAAAAGCTATAAGATCATCTTCAAGCCGTCAGCGATATTGCCTACAATCGAGAAACGCTAGCCGAAACGGCCTTTCGGCCGTCGCCGGGAGATACCCGGCCTGATGAGGCTTAAAGGGGAGGCTATGAAAAGCTACATCAACAAGCGGGGCGTCCGGTTTACAGAAAAGGGCTCGGGCGTGGAGATAGTCTTCACGACGGGCGAGAAGCGGTTCGTGCTTGCGACGATGCCTGCCGAGAAAGACGACGAGGGCCAGGCGCGCATAATCCTGGCCGCTGGCAAGCCGATTGCCTATCGCGATGGGCTAACGGGAGGGGGATGCAGATGAGCTTCGACAGCACAACCATGCTGCATGGCGTAAAAGACGTGCGCATAGAGGATACGCCCTATCAAGCGGGCCAGGACGTCAAGTCGTCGCGGGACGTGCTAATCACGCTTGCCGACGGCGGGACTATGAAGATTTTCTGCTTTATCGAGGAGAGGCTAGCGAGTCAGCCCGTAGACAAGGCCAGCGACGCCAAGAGCTAGGCCAGCGATCCCCGCGATCTGCCAGCCCGAGGCCCTTAATTCAAGGGCCTTTATTTTTATCTCCGCTTCCGCCTGGTAGATTTTCGAGGATGCCTGCGCCTTCGCGAGCGAGGCTTCCGACTTCGCGAGCGCTTCCTCTAGCTTCGCCGATTGCTCCTCGGATAGCGTCAGCTTCTGCTTTAGCTCGGACAGCTCGCACCTCAGCGTCGATAGCTCGGCTTTCAGCGCTTGTAGCTCGTCCGACAGCGTCGCCAAGCTGGCCTCGGAGTCCGCTAGCTTCGAGTCGAGCGCTATTGAGATCTCTTCGAGCTGTACGAAGATCGCTTTCAGCCTGTTCAGCTCGGAGCTTGAGAGCGTCGCTTCCATGCCCGGCAATGAGGATGACGCCGCCTGCTCCGAGAGCCATGGCGAGAACATAAGAAGCAGCGATAAGCAAAACGCGGCGCGGCGCATCCATGCCTAGCCCTGTTTCGAGAACTTACCAGACGCGGCAAGCGCGGCCCCGAAACCGACAATAAAGGCGGGATCGCGGCCCAGGAACCAGCCGACTACTCCGACAATAATCAAGGCGAATCCGGCTACTTTCACAAGATCGCCGTCCCATTCGCCATCAGTAAAAAGCGACTTGATAAACTTCATACCCTTCCTCCTTAGTCTTGCAATTCCATATGCATAGGATCGGTTACGGGGAATCTGCCGCCCCAATAAAAACCCTGGGACTCGAAGGCCCTCACGATCCACGCAGGATAGTATTTCTTATCCTCGGTGTTATTCATGCCGCCGCGATCCGGGTTTATATCAACCGACGTGCCCCAAGAGTGTGTTGAGCGCGCGGCGCCGCTACGCATTGCCCGCCACTCGAAGCAGCCGCCCCAAACATCGTACTTATTCTCGCGCATCCAAACGAGGGCATCTTTTTTCTCGTTTTCCTCATTGGCTTCGATCTGCGCAAATTCCCGCATCTTCACAAGGGCGGCGATAATCCGATCTCCCGCGAGCCTATGCGCTTGAAAGCGCTTTGTCTCGGCGTGATCTCCCCATGATATCGGCATAGGATATGGCAAAACAAACACGCGGATATTCTCATTAAACCACGCCGTATCGATAATGCCGTCGCCGTTCGCGTCCGGGTTGCCATACTTGCGCAGAAAGGCTTCGTTCATGCTTGTATTTTAATACCACATATCCCGCGTGTAAATGGGCTTGACGGCTTGCATGACAACTTGTAATATAATATTGGAAGCGTACGAGGGAATGGTGCCCCTCGCCCCAAATAGCGGAGGAGTGCGCACGATATCGCGGCTACCTGTCTAGACGGTACGGATAGGACAGGATGCCGGGGGACCGTACGACATACGGGTTCAAATCCCGCCGCTTCCAATTTTTCAAGGAGGCTACTGCATGGCAAAGATACGCAAGGATAATTCTTTCCGCTTTCTCTGGTCGAGCGAGGAGCGACAGGCATGGTTCGACTACTGCGAGGCTATCGGGGTAATACCGAGCGAGCATGCCCGAGAGATTTTCAACGCCGAGGTCGCGCTCTACGAGGCGAGCAAAGCGAAGTGACCCGGAGCGCGGCAGTCATTGAAAGCGCACGGGAAGAGTTGCGCCCGGTCTTTGGCGACAATCTTCCTAAAGCGGTCGCTGTCTTGATTGCCGAATATGAAATAGCTATTGCCCAAAATCTAGCGATAGAGAAGGCTGTCCATGCCCTCGCAAAGAAAATCGAGCCTCTTCCCGGTCCTTAAAGAATCCGACATACAGATACAACTCGCGGACTGGCTCAGGCTTTACGAGTCGGCCCGCGATTTCATTTTTTTCAGCGTTCCAGGGGAAGCCATGGGCGAGGCGAAGACCGGCGCAGGGCTTGGGCGCATGGCCAAGCTTAAGCGCATGGGCTTGCGTCCCGGCGTGGCGGATATAGTCATCATCCGCAAGGGCCGTGTATACTTCCTAGAGCTAAAAACCCCGGACGGCGTACAATCCGATAGGCAGTCGGCTTTTCAAGCAGATTGCTTCTATGTAGGGGCGGAATATGCTATTGCCCGCTCATTCGAGGAAGCGCAAGAAATCGTAAAAGGCTGGGCGATTATCGCTTGACAGTATTATAATGCAATAGTAGTATTGCCATAGATTAATTGTTGAGGGGGCAGAAATGAAGCGAATCGCGGAAGCTATCGTCGAGTTTGCGAAGGCGGTCTACTGGACGCTCTACGGCATTGACTCGCGTTCGGAAGCGAGGTATGCGAAATGAGCGGCACTATCTACCGGCTAGGCGTCTGGCTCAAGGATCGCGGGGAAAGCCTCGGATGCGCGGCGATTATCCGCCTGGGGCTGGCTATTCGGGATAAGGCTCGCACATGAACCCGTCAACGCTTCTCGGCCTAGTGCTCCTATTCATTGCGGCGCTATTCCTTCTCGGGGCGTGGATATTGCGATGAAGCGCGGGATGCTCCTAGCGCTTGCCCTCTTTGTCGCTCTGACATCGGGGGCGAGACTCTACCGGCCTAGCCATCCGGTAGCGCTAGGGCATTCAAACGCATCGCTTCCACTGGCTTACTTTTGGGGCATCGCGGGGGCCGAGTCAAGCTTCCAGGCGGACGCGGTTAGTCCCGATGGGCACGATCGGGGGCTATGGCAGTTCCGCGACCTATACGACGCCGAGCGCGGGCTAGTCAATCCATTCGATCCGGTTGAGGCCACGCGCCACGCGGTTAAGCTATTTTCCAAAAACTTCGCGGCACTCGGAAGCGTCAACAAGGCTGTAACCGCCCACAAGCGCGGGGCAGGTTGGACTAGGCGCAACGGCGTTGACCGCGAATATCTTGCGAAAGTGAAAGGATGGGGAAGATGAAAGAAAGGCCGATTCTATTTTCTGCGCCGATGGTGCGCGCGATCCTCGAGGGGCGCAAGACGATGACGCGGCGGGTGATAAAACCTCATCCGACATTATTTAACGGGCGTGCTGGCGGTCATGACTGCGGCTGGCCCATAGATGAGCGGGGCCGACTAGTTGCCTGCCCCTACGGCCAGCCCGGCGACCGGCTATGGGTGCGGGAGACGTTCCAGACGCTTGAAGACTTCGCCGCCAAAGATGCGACCTACTATCGGGCCGATGGGAAAAAAATAACCGCACTAGTCGACGGCGATAAATATGACCTTTCGCATAAGTGGCGCCCTTCTATTTTTATGCCTCGCGCCCTCTCACGCATCACGCTTGAAATAACCTCCGTCCGCGTCGAGCGCGTGCAGGATATAAGCGAGGCGGACGCTATCGCCGAGGGCTGTATAGCGTCCAACGACGATTTGACAGATGGCTATTTCGACATTCCCGCGCGGTCCTTCTTCGAGGACCTCTGGGACTCGATCAACGCCAAGCTCGGCTACGGATGGGACGCCAACCCCTGGGTATGGGTGGTCGAGTTCAAGCGCGTAAAATGAGTGAGCAAGAATACGCCCTCTGCGCATGCGGAAAGCGGAGCCTAAGCGAGCGCGAGGCTAACCAGGCCATAGCGGACGCGAAGGCCCGCAACCACTTCAACCATATGAAGCACATACCAAAGCGAAAATACTACTGCGCGCTCTGCAAGCTCTGGCACCTTACTAGCCAGCCGCTCACGGATAAAAAGCATGCGAGGGGAGAGTATTAGTATTGCAATCCTTGGCGCATTGTATTATAATCTTAGCAAGGGGGAATGAATGGAAGACAAAAATAAAGGGCTATTCGCATCCGTAGAGGGCGCAGGCGATCCGGGGACGCAAGTAGCGGCGCGGCCTGAAAGTATCCCTATGACCTCGGGCGACTTCATCGCTACGGTACTCTCTCAACCCGACAGCGCGGAAAAGGTTCAGCTTTTGCGCGAGCTGATCGCTATGCAGAATGCGGAGCGCGAACGGGTTTGCAAGGAGAACTTTGATACGCACTTCGCGGAGCTTCGGAAGGCGTTAGGCCCGGTTGTCAAGACGCGAGTGAATACCGGCACCAGTTCAAAGTTTGCCGCGCTGGAAGATCTTCAAGGCCCGTGCGATCCGATCATCTTCGAACATGGTTTTTCCTATTCCTGGGACGAGGAAGCGCTCGCCGAGGGCCGGAAATGCATTATTATGTACGTCTTCGGCTATGGGCATACGCGGTCTTTCCGTTGGGAGGCCCCACACTTCGACGGCAACCGGGCGATAAACCCATTGCAGGGGGCAGGGATACAAAGCACCTACGGCCAGCGATATACCTACAAGGCGGCTTTCGGAATCGTGCTAAAGGGCGAGGATACGGACGGCGCGACAATCGAGCTTGACCCAGAGCTTGTCTCTACGCTCGACAAGATCGAGAAGGCCCCTGATCTGCAAAAGCTCATGGACATATACCAAATAGCCTACAAACGATATGAGGCAAACGCGAATCAGCTTAGGTTAATAGTCGGCGAGTACAACCTTGCTAAGCAGGCTATCGCGCGGAGGCCGAACAATGCTTGATCCTAGCGAAGTCGAGCAAGGTTCGGCCGCTTGGCATGCTTGCAGGCTTGGCAAGGCTACTGCCTCTCGAATGGGCGATATTATGGCCCGCGTAAAGCCATCGAAGGATAACCCGAACGGCTATAGTGCTCGGCGTAAAAAATACATGCGAGAGCTTCTTGTCGAGCGATTAACCGGCGTAGACCAAGCGCACTTTGTCAGCGCCGCAATGGAGTATGGCGCCGAAATGGAAGAAATGGCGGCGGCAGCATATGAAGCCAAGAATGGAGTGATCGTCGAAACGTGCGGTTTTTTTGATCATCCTTTTATACCTATGTCTGGGGCTTCACCTGATAGGCTTATCGGCGCTCACGGAATACTTGAGATCAAAGACCCGACGACCAACACGCATCTTGATACTATCCTTGAAGGCACCTACGACGAGGATTATCTCTATCAAATGGCGTGGGAATACGAATGCTTGCCCGAAGGTTATTGGGTTGACTTCGTTTCATATGATGCCAGGCTGCCGTCAAACGCGGGGTATTTTCAAGAAAGATACTTACCGTGGCCGTCGCTTCTTTGCGACATGCGGGCCGAAGTTATCAAGTTTCTCGCCGAGCTAGACGAGCTTGAGGCGAGAGTAAGGGCATACAAGGGGGTCATATGGGAATTAAAATACTGTTAACATCGATGATTGTATATTTCTGCCTTGCCATCCTTGTTACTATGACAAAAGGCAGGGCCATAGAAGATAAGCCTTTGTTTTTTGTCCCTGTAACCCTGCTTACTATCCTTGCTATTGCGGGGGTTATAGGCGGGGGACTAGTGGCAATATGGGGATAGCATGAGCTATGAACGCGAGCGCTTAGAGACGCATGAGCAACGGCTAGCGATATACGAGCGGGATCGTGGTATATGCCGATATTGCGGCAAGCCTGTCGATATCAATAGCTTTCAGGTTGCGCACCTAATCGCTCGCGTTAAGTGGGCAATCAAGCTCTACGGCGCTGACGTGATCGAGCATAAGGACAACAAGGCCACCACGCATCCAGGCGCATGCAATGACCTTGCCCAGATTACGAATAAGCCTGTCGAACGCGAAAGGCTCGCCCGCTCGATCAGGGCGAAGATTGACGGCGCGGAACTATTTGGAGGTGAATGATGGACGAAAGACACAAGGACGACGGCCTGCCCGGAATCGACACGCCCGCCCCGGCTGAACAGGGGGAGATGCCGACAGACGACGATATCGGCCACGCGATCCTAAACGACGCCATGCGAGACGATGGATACCAAAGTCTGCGCCGATTATTCGCCCCCCGCCCCAAGCCCGAAGCGAAGGACGCGCGGGAGCTTTGTCAGCACATGGCCGAAGACGAGGACCAGCTCATCCGCGAATTCTACAAGGACCGGCCCGAGATCAGCGCGGAAATGACGCAGGCTTTCCATAACACAAAGCTAAGGAATCGCGCTGAAATGATCGAGCGCTACGTCCAGGCCCGTCTCGCCTCGGCCCGCGCCCAGGGGGAGGAATCTATCAAGGATGAGATCGAGCGCGAATGGATGCTCAAGGGCTGGGACAATCATCACAACGCGGCGACCTGCCCGCATTGTAATCACGGCCTCAAGGAAACATGGGCAAGCCTGGAAGCAAAAGCCAAGCAGGGCGAGGAGATGAGGGCGGCGGCTACGAAGGCGCTCCGCAAGCTCAAGGCGTATGTTGGTATTTGCTCGGGCGATAAAGAGCTAGTGCAGTCGATTATACCCAGCCTCGAGGAAGCCCTCTCCACTCCCGCCGAGGGGACGACACGGGAGGGGGAGTGCGGTGAAAATCTATAAGCCGCAGTGGAACGAATACGACAAGCCGACCGTGCGATGTCCCCACGTCGAGGGGCGCAAAATTGGAAGTTCCGAATGCAAGGTTTGTGAACATCTATCGCAATGGATCGACAGGCAATACGAAACACTCATCGAGTGCAAGCACCCTGATGCGATCGAGCATAATAACATCATAAAGGCCCATCACGCGGTCGCAGAATACCTCGCCCATGAAGCGACGGGAGGGAAGGCATGAGCGACTTCCAGCCCATCGATGAGCAACGCCTAGCGGAGCGCCTAGAAGCCTTCCGCAAGATCGAGCGGGAGCTAGCCAACTCCAGCCCTGCAATGTACTGGCTGATGCGGAGTATCCGCGAGAAACAGAAAGGGGAAGAACATGCCTAGAGTCCGCCCTATCGTAGTCGATGATCAGATTTTCAAGACGGCTCCGGCTGTAGTCAAGCGATACGGCGGCACAAAGGAAGAGCTACGTTGGACGCTCCAAAATGGGCACCCGCTGTACTTTGGGCACCGCGTCCGCTATCTAGTGCCAGGCGAGAAGATCGAAAAGAAGCCGGATGAGCCTAAGCCGAAGCGGGCCTATTCGCTACTTGGATACCGGCATGTGACCGAAATGCTCGGCGCGGCTAGGCAACCATGACAACCGCAACGCAAGAGGCCCGCATCCTAGAGATGCTACGCCGGGGCGACAGGCTGACACCCTATACGGTTTTCCTTCGCGTGGGCTCCATGCGGCTAGGGGCGAGGATCTAC